CAGCCCGGTGAGGATCAGCCCCGGCAGCCCACCGATCAGCAGATACGCGGCGCGCAGCCCGGCCAGCGCCCGTGAGGCGGCCAGCGCCCGACCCTGGACCGTCGTCATGGCGATAGAGGTCGCCATCAACCCGGCACGCATCCGCGCCATCAGCGGCGGTGCCGCGGCCGTCTGGGCGTTCAGGGTGGCCTGCGCACCGGCCATGCCCTGGGTCGCCCCCTGTGCGGCGGCCGCGGCCGCGGGCAGCGTCAGGGCCGCCTGCGCCGCCTGCCGGAACCGCTGGCCCAACGAGGCGATGCCCGACAGGATGCGCTGCCCAACGAACAGCGACAGCAGCAGGATGACCTCATCGGCCAGACGGATCAGCGTCTCGAACCCGGCGCTTAGTACGTTAAGGGCGCCCGAGATGGCCGGCAGGTACGCCGACAGCGCCTCGGGGATGCGCGATAGCGTCTCGACGAAGTTCCCCGCCGAGGTGCCGATGTCCTTGAAGAACTTTTGCCCGCTGGATGACTGGAAAAACGTCGTCAGGTTCTCCAGGGCGGCGGCCATGCCGTCGATGAAGCCATTGTTGGCCACGGCCTCCTGGGCCTTGACGATCTCGTTCTGGAAGCGGCCCAGCGCGGCGTTGAAGCTCTCCAGGGCCTTGGGAAGCTGTGGCTTGGTGACGTCGGACAGCCGCTGGGCAAACTTCGGCAGGAAGTCCTCACTGGCCAGCTCACCGTTCTCGATCATCTTGGTGAGTTCTTTCGAGGTCATGCCCATGGCCTCGACCGCCAGGCGGAAAGCACCCGGCAGCCGGTCGCCGAGCTGCTCGCGAAGCTCCTCCATCGAGACCGTGCCGCGCGAGGCCATCTGTTCGAGGGCCTTGAACACGCCCTGCAACTGGTCGTTGGAAAGCCGGAACACCCGCCCGGCTTCGGTGACCTGCTGGAATATCTTGCGGGTCTGCGCGCCCTCGATGTTGGTGCCACGGGTGGCCGTCGCCAGGTTGGCGTACTGCATCGCCAGCGTGTTGAACTGCACGCCGAGCCGGTCGGCCTCCTCGCGAATCCAGCGCATCTCACGCGCGGCCAGCGCCTGGTCGCCCTGCATCGCCACCATCATCTTGTTGTTGGCGGCTTCGATGTCCTGGAAGGTCTGCGACACCCCGCCCAGCGCCTGGATGGCGCCGAACAGTCCGACGTAGGCCGCGGCCAGCGCCAGCAGCTCACCACGCAGGCGCTGGAACAGCGAGAGCGAGGTACGCCCGCCCTTCAGCCAGACCTCCATGCCGTTGGCCGCCTCACGAGAGGCCCCGGCCTGCTGGCGCAACGCCTGCGAGACACCACGATGACCGGCCGCCTGCCGGGTGGCCGCCGTCGCCGCACGATCCGAGGCGGAGGCCGTGCGGGCCGCCGCCGCGCCCTGCTGATTCTGTGCCGCTGCCAGGGCCTTGATGCGCTGCTCGAGCCGCTGCTGGCTCTGCTCGAAGGTCTGTTGCGCCGCGGCCAGCGCGGTGGTGTCGGTGCCGGCAGCGCGCAACGCGGTACGCATCCGCTGGATCGCTTCGCGCTGCTCGTCATACGCCTCTTTAGCCGCCCGGGCCACGTTGAGCTGCTGCTGCGTGTCGGCAGTCGGCGGCCCCATGCCGCCAGGCGCCATGCCGCCGGTCTGCGCGGAGGCACGAATCGCCTGCTGGGCTTGCTGCCAGGTGGTCCGGTATCGCTCCAATTCCTGGCGGGACTGCTGCAAGCTGCGCAACAACTCGCCGCGCACGGTGGCGCCGATCTTGTCCAGCGTCGCGTCGACCTGCTCGCCGGTGGTGGACAGTTGCCCGAGTTCCTGGCGTACCTCGGCCAGGTTCTTGGCCTGCCGGTCCATGCTGCTGTCGGTCTTGGCCAGGGCACGCTGCAAGGAGGACTGCGAGGCCGCGGTCTCCTTGACCGCCGTGTTGACGTAGCCCAGCGCCCGCCGGGTCTCGCTGACCGCGCCGCTGGACCGCTCGAAGGTCGCGTTGACCTGCTGCTGCTCCTGGCGAAGCTGCGGTAGCGAGGCACGCAGTTGCTGGGTCGCCGCGGTGTGCTCCTGATAGGAGGCCCCGGTCTTGGCCAGCGCGGTCTCCTGCTGACGCAGGGCGCGAACCGTGTCGCCGAACTCCTTGCGCAACGCCGCAGACGGCTGCTCGACGGCGTTGAGCTCACCGAGTAGCTCCCGGTAGCGTGTGCGCAGCCGCTCGACGGCGGTGGCCTGCTGTCGCATCTGCCCGGAGAGGCGATCCGTCTGCACCCCGGCCTGCTCGCCGCGACGAATCTCGGCGTTAAGTTCGGCCAGCCGGGCCTTGGCGGTGGCCGCGTTCTGCTGGTAACTGCGCAGGCGATCCGTCAGTTGTTGCTGTCGCGCCGCCAGCCGGGTGGCGGTGGCGTCACTGCGCGACATCTCGGTGTTGAGCTGGCGCTGTTCCGCCGTCAGCGCGGCGAGCGAGGCTTCCAGCCGGTCGGCGGCCGCCTTGGCCCCGGCCAGGTCACCGGCGAACTTCTCCGCCCCGCCTGACCCGGAGATGGCGCGCTGAAGGGTGCCGAGCGTCTTGCCCAGTTGCTGCAGGGTGGAGCCCGTCTCGCCCGCGCTGTCCTGCGTCTTGCGCTGAGACTCGCGCATTTGATCAAGCGAGGCGGTGATCGAGCCCAGCGCCTTGCTGGCCTCGTTCTTAGCCCGAATGACCAGCGAAACCTCGCGATTACCCTTAGCCATTCGAGAGCTCCTTCAGCAACTTTTTGAGCCCGGCGTGCCCCTTCTTCGATAGCAAGGCCGCGCCCGCGGCATGAAACAGGGTGGTGCTACTCACGTCCCGGTGGTTGGTGCGCTCGACCACGATCTGCACCTCCTCCCAGACCATGCCGATGGGGTAATGGCGGGCCTGGTGGTGGCCGTGATCGAGCAGCAGGCTGACCTGTCGGCGCAGCCCCCACACCCAGTCGCTCAGGTCTTCAGGCTTTCCAGCAGCCCCGTGGTCCCCTGAGCCATCCGTACCACGGTTTCCACGAGCTTTTTTGGCCCGCCCGCCGCATCGAAGGACAGGTCGATGACCTTCTCCAGCGCGTCGATCTGCACCGGGAAGGGCAACTTGCGCACCAGATCGGCCTCTCCCGCCTCGCCGCCGGCGCAGGCGATGATCTCGGAGACCAGCCCCGGCATCGAGTCGACCAGCGGCAGCAAGAAGCCCGCCACACTGTCAGACGTCAGATCGGTGTCCGACGCCGTGAATTCACTGAATACCTTGCGCATTGCCTCGCCGTGACGTCGCACGAGCCAGGCCAGGTCGTCGAGGCTGAGGCCCCGGACGGCAAAGTTGCCGCCCGGAATCTCAATGATCGCCTCGGGGATTTTCAAGTCCTTGAGTCCCATCGGGGATCACCTCATTTATGCAGGAACGTAAGCCCGACCATCCATGTAAATCGACTCCAGCGTGCCCTTCTTGAGGACCTCGAGGTCAAACGGCAACTGCTGCCACTCATCGCTCTTGAGCTGGAAGTCACCGGAGGGGGTGATCTTGACCCACGGCATGAAGTAGTCGATGTCGTCACCGGCCGGGTTGTAGGCCAGGAAGCGCAGCGAGCCTTCGATGGTGTCGGACTTCGAGATGATCCGCTGGCGAGTGCTGGCCTTGACGTCGTAGGTCACGTCGACGGTGTCGGTGTCCGCCACGACCGTCGCGGTGTCGAGCAGCGTGAAGCGACCCAGCGCCATGTCGATGGTGTAGTCCACGTCGATGACCAGCGGGGTCGCCCCGACCGTCAATGCCACGTTATCGACATCACGCACGCCGGAAGGCTGGGTGGTACTGGTGCCCAGCTGATACGAGGTGCCCAGCTCGACGTCGACGAACGACTCGGTGTCCGCGGTGGAGCCCGCGGTGCTCTCCAGCGTCTGCGTACCGAGGAAGAACATCGCCAGGTTCTGCGGCGAGATGTTGTCGGTGATGAAGCTGCCGTTGTAGTCCAGCTGCAGGATGACCGACTCGTCCTTGATGCGAACACCGCGATCCGAGTTGTAGTGGTCGAGGTTCTCCTGCTCGGCACTGAAGCCCAGCTCAGGAGAGTTACCCAGATACCGCTCGCCGCGCGGCACTTGGGTCCCGGTGCGGTACTGACCGAAGTGGATTTCACCCCGGCCCAGCGTGTAGTTATTGCTCATGCCGTTCACCTCTTTCTGTGGATATGGCAACTATATGTTGAAACCCGGGTCAAGCGTAAGGCTCATTGAGGTTTTCCACAATGCCCAGGGTGATTCTCATCCAGAAGTATGCCTTGTCGCTGATCTCGTCAGCGGGTCGGACAACGCCCTGGCTGAGCCGGAGTTCCGTCACCACATCGCCCATCCCGAGGATGTCACGCTGCCGGTCACGGATTCTTTCTTCGATCAGGCGCTTCTTCACCTCGCCGAGGAGGTGGTGCGCCGGGTCGGTCGGGTTGTCGCGATCATCGGCGACAAACCCTTGAATCTGCAGCGTCCAGGGACCGTGCGCCTTGGCGCTGGTCTGAGGGGACGGCTGCTGTTCCTGCTCCTCGATCTGCTCGAGGATCGCGATCATCGGCAGCGGGTCGGTGTAGCCGAAGATGTCGCGCCCACGAAAGACCTTGCCGGTCAGGTCATGGGCGTAGCCGTTGGCCGGGGTGATGGTCTCCAGCACACCGGTCAGTGCCTTGAGTACGCGCAGTCGGGTCGGGTCGGCCATCGTCACAGCTCCATCAGTCGGAAGAACTCTTGCGCCAGGAAACCGGCGGTGTCACGGACACCGTCTTCAGCGACCCCGCGGAAGACCTGGTTCACGCTGGGCCCGTAGAGCAAGTAGAGCCCCTTGCCGACGCGGGTCATCTGCTTCTTGTTGCGCACGCTCTCGCCGGCCTTGAGGCGAATCGCCAGCCCCAGGTTGCCGCCCTTGAGTTTCATGATGAAGGCGCCTTCCATGAACTGGGTCTCACCCGGCGCCACGGTCACCTTCACGCCGCCGGCCTTGCGCGAGGCCGCCGGGTTGCGGCTGGCAGCGAAGCGAGCCAGCGAGGTCGGCCGGTCGCGGCCGGTAATCCGTGCCTCCAGGCTGCGCGGGCTGGCCATCTTGTCGATCTTCAACCGGCCGCTGCTGCCCGAGAGATAGCGTGCCGGGAAGGCGACCTGCTGCTGCATCTCACGCGCCGCGCTGGTGCGCCGACGCCGGGTGGTGGTGTTGATCGCCTGCTGGGCCTTGCGCGCGATCTGCGGCGCCAGGTCCGCGATGTCATCGAGGCTGTCCAGGCCATCCACTGCCACCACATAGGCGTCGTTCATGGCTCACTCCTTGTCGAGGGTAAACAGCCGGATGCCAAGGCCGTCTGCCGCGGTATGAAACCGACGCAGGAAACGATGATCCCCCGGCCCCACGATCAGCAGCACGCCGGGCTGGCGATTCGTCATGTGGCCATAGTAGAGCGCCTGGCCGATGGCTTCTGCCCATTTGTGGCCGAAGTCTGCCTCCACTGCGAACTCAGGCGTCAGACAGTCAACACGGGTGCGGTCATCCAGAACATACTCCACTTGACCGCGGCCTTCACACCAGCGCGCCACATAGTCGGCCTCTGACAGGGCGAGGGCTGCGGCCGGGAGCGAAGCGAGCAGGGCGACGCCCCATGCGGGAGCCTTCATCACGCGATGGTGATGATGTTGGCTGACAGCCACGGAATGTCCGAGGTGCCGTCGAGGTTCGCGACAGCGAGCCCGATGCGGTCGCCTGGGTCCAGCATCACGAGGTCGGATACCGTGGCTGCACGCGGGGCGGCACCCGGTCCCGCGCCCTGCTCGATAATCGTCGTGGATTCCTCTGAATCATCACCGTTCTTTGTGATACGGAGCGCCACGCGGTCGTTGTTCGAGGGGCTGACCGTCAAGGGCGCCTGTACGGTTGCTATCACCGGCACGGTGCCGATGTAGCGCAACTCGCTCGGAAAATCCGGGTCGGCAATGAACCGTTGGGTTAGCGCCGCTATCTCGAACGTGCCCACCAGAGGCTCGTAAACACCCGCTGTGGTGATCGTGATCGTGGTGGGCGCGGTGAGATGCGA